TGAGTGCCTTCTTGGGGATCAACATGGCGCAGATGGCGACGGCTAAACCCTCCACCAAGTACTTAATCACGCGTTTTGCGAGCTCGTTCAAATCAAACATCTCAGTCATTACTGTTTGTATAATATACTGTAATAAATTATTTCGACATATATTTTCCTAAATTCATGGATTATATTATTGCCGCCAAAACACTTAAATATAAATAGAATAACATACTATAATCAGAATGTCTTTCGAAAAGAAGATCCTTAACAATGGCAAGCCTAATCCTAAATACGTCGACCTCTGCGACGAAGATCCGCCAGTAGCGGGTCAAAAATTCGCGTGTTTGTCGTTCGTTTCCCCAGAAAAGATTCTCAAGAAACGCGAAGTTTACTTGTTTGATCAATTCATTAAACAATGGGAATTTTCTAAATCCATGGAGCGATACTTCGATTTCGTTCATTTCATTTCCTATAAATATAACTTGAAGGTCGAGGATCTTATCAAGGATTTCAACGACTTTGTGTTGGAGGAGTCAGATAAACTAAAGAAGAGTGGTATTGAGAATGATTACAAAAATTTTATGGATAAACAAGAAGATGCATTGAACGAGAAGTTCAATCGCGAGCACGCGTTCCAAACGTCCGTGAGAGGGCTAAAGGTTCGCGGTGTCTTTTCTAGCCAAGAAGAGGCCGAAGAACGTAGTAAGAAGTTGCGCGATCAAGATCCAAATCACGATATCTTTGTTGGACCCGTTGGTGTTTGGATGCCATGGGATCCCGATGCATATAAAACGGGTCGCGTGGAGCATATGGAGGAGGAACTGAATGCTTTGCACAAGGAGAAAGTGAAGAACGAAGAAATGGCGAGGAAGGAGTTTGAGGAGCGCGTTCGCGAAACAAAGAAGAAGGCCATTATGGAGAATATCGAAAAGGCTAAGCGTAGCGGAAATGTCCTTACCCAAACCATTGATGAAGCTGGCAATTTAATTGGCGTGAAAGAAACAGTGAACTTCGATGAACGTGAAGTCGCCAATACGGAAACCACCCAACTTCGCAATGAGATGTTGCTTGAATCATCAACCGATACTAAACCCCCCACTGCAGCTGAGGATAACTAAACCATTCCACAGTTGAAATATGATGTATAACGTAGTTATTTCTCGATACGTTATACACCGACACGATGTGTATAAAATTGAATTAGTCCCTGACGTAAATTTCATTTACAAATAATATAGATCAAGTGTTCGACCAATGACGCCTGAGATACCTCTGTTTTATCATATTTTCCATAAATTGTTGTCGGATGTCTATCCGACGATTGGAGATTTCCCGGTTGATACCATACGAGAGAATCAGCGAGAGTATTCCACCGTATTATATAAAACGAGTGACGCTCCGACGATAACAGTAGGATTATTGTTTGGCATGCATATATCGAAATCCAATCATACGAAATTATCCAAACTGCAATGGTTGCACTCAATGCTTGTCAATAAATTTATACATATCGATATACAGACGATCATCGAAGACAAATTTAGAAAAGCACAGTGTCTTTATCGTCGGTTATGTCGACTTGTATACAAATATAAATGGAACAAGACACCTGTATCAATTGACCATGATTTATACTTAAATCCGATCTCGGCAAATCAAGTGAACGTTATTTACCTTCTACATAATGGTCGTAAATATGCATTCACTCTGAGAGATTTAATACATAATATCGAATCTTCTCTAACGAATTCTCCCAATATGTTTGCCGAGCCACTTGTATGCAAAAACCCATATACAAATATTCCCTTTTCAAAGGCGGAACTGTATAATATTTATTTCGCTATTAAACACGGAACTTGCGTTATGTCGCCGATTATTCATAACTATTTCTTGGAGAATTTTCATTTGAAGAATTTTCGAGATAATAATGAGGTATTAATTCGAAATATTGCGATTAGTCGACTAGTGCATTCGAATGATACTGAAAATTTGTATTATTCGATACGAAGAATGATATCCAAACATAATTCGACTGCGAATCGCCGTCGACGTTTGCTTATCCATCCATCTTTTCCAAAAGATAAATTGGTCGATATTATGCGCCCATATGTGCAATTGTATTATACGTCCTTGTATTCGTTAGATAACGTGAAACGCAACGATGCATGTTTAACATTAGAAACTAGGTTGAATCATTTTGCTAGATATAATAATTGTTTTGGACGTCGCTACGTTATATTACAGAAAAACTCATTCTTATCAGAAGAAATAATATCGCGCTACACCTATAATGACACTCATCTGCCGTGGACGAAGGTGAACTCGAATAAAAATTACGAGACGAGTCATTTAGAAATCGTTGAATCCGATTCTGATTCGGAGGATAGTCCGGATAACACCGATCACCATGAGAATTGGTTTGGTAGATCTGACGCGAGCGAGACACCCCTACAAACAAATATTCTTGCCTCCTTATTTCGTTCCTCTACGCGATATGAAAGTTTTGATGAAGACGAACTGTGGAGTAATGGCGAATCTCAACCCGAGAATCATAATATGGTATCGGATAACGAAGCTGATGACGAGCAACAGACCACGGCGAATTTCGTTTTGCCATCCTATATTATCCAAATGGACAGTGAGTTTAACGAAATGAGCCTGCTCAACTCTACACATGCAACCGTCGATGCTGCCAATTTGGATACTTCCACTGGATCTGGATGACGACTGATCACCATTTCGTTTTCTTCACATTAATGGCTGGGCCGGCCTTTTTTTTCCCTTTGGACGGATCATAGGCCTCTCCTTCATCGTCGGAACCCATACCCTTCGATATTTCCCAGAATTCGTTTGATCCCAAACGAAACTTCGGATGGTTCTCGGCTTTATACCAGAAAATCTGATCGTTTAGTTTGTTCGACTTGGCATTATTGTTGATCACTAAACATTCGTAATTTTCGGTGGTTTGGTCCATAACGGTGCAAAACGCCTCTAAGGTAGGAAACATACTCGCATAATTTTCCCATATACGTTTGCGATTCGTCTGGTAGGGTTCTCGTAAAATAAATACATAATCGATGTTGGTTCTCAGATTGGGTGGAATACCTAATGGATATTGCATGGTGATAATTAACATAATTTTCCAATGTCTGCCATTCATGAACAGCAATCTCATCATCTTGTCTCGGGTCCACGATTGGTCATATAAACAGTCGTCTAATATAACGAATGCTCGAGGATCAATTGTCGTTCGCTTATATGTTTCTAATTCTTTATTCATCTGTTTGAGAACCGTCTTCTGACGCCTCAAAATGTTCTCAATTAATACGGTATTGTATTCTTCGTGAATAAACAATTTAGGCACGTGCTCAGAATAAAAACCGTTTCCGGCTTCCGTTCCAGAGATAACCGTGCCGATCGGAATATCCTGATGATAATACAGCAGATCTCTCACTAAAAAAGATTTACCAGTATCACGACGACCAATCATAACAATCACCGGACCTTTATTTTCATCCGGTTTAAAGGTTATCTCCCGCATATTAAATTTTTTCATTTCTAACGTCATTTTCAGTAATCCAATATTGTAGTAATATATCTGTCTAAAGTTATTTTTTAGGACAAACGTGTAATTCGCGAGAGATTAGTTTGTTTTAGAACATTTAAGTGTGCCCACCACATATATCACCTTTTTGTCTACCATGGAATTGCCTAAATTTGTATTACATTATTATAAATCTAAGCCAATAGATTTTCCGTCTTTAGAAAGCAATCATACAGAAACCGATAATGAAATTGAATATAACCCCTTTCGACTAACTTCCATTCAAAATTACAATCCCTTATATTCCGTTTTGTTTGATCTTACTGCAGCCAATTATAACCGAATCCATTTAAATAATGTATATCAAATTGTTGATATGGACACGATTGAACATCAAGAAACGAACCGTCAACAAAAACAAGCCGTGTTTATCAAATATTCTCCATTGATCGATCCATCTCGCTACATGTCTGGCAAATATGAGCCATACAAGGATCATCTACATGTTTTGCCTGCAATTCCAACGCCGGATACTATTTTTTATAAAATCGATTGTCCGAATAATTCGGCCTACACAGACGCCTTCTTTAATTTTTTGTCGAGCACTCTGTTGCATACACATGGGCTTAAGAATGGAATCGATTATTACGGGTCGTATTTGGGTATTCAAGATAAGTTCAAAGTGAACATAACCGACGACCTAGAATATTTATCCTCTTCTACCTTTTTCAGAGAGAACATCAATCGTTTGTTTCAAATATCTCATATAAACACGGATTTTCAACAGAATATTTGTTCGCGCACAAATAAAAAACGGTTGAATATTGCAAATACGCCTAAACATAATATAACGGTTGTGTCGATTAGTGGGGATCTAAATGATGCCGGCGCGGAGGAGGCGGATATAAAATCCCTTGTATATGAAAATACGGGGAAAGAGGGCGCCGACACGAACGTGTCCATTCATGACGAAAGCCAATGTGATTCTGATGAGGATAGCCGAACAGAGGATAACTGCGACGATGACGATTACGCAGATATGCAAAACCACGATAGTGATAGTAATAGTAGTCATAGTGATTCAGATGCGGATGATCACGATCGCGATCAATCAATAGAGGATGATGCTGATGATGATGTTGTCGATAATAACGACGTCTCTGATACATCAAGTGATACGGAAGAACCCCAAGTGTATGCTTACATCAACCGCTTTCCGGTCCAATTAATCTGCCAAGAAAAATGTCAGGGAACAATCGACGAACTATTCGAACAAGAAAACATGGGCTGCGATGAATCTTTGGCCGCCATGTTTCAAATTATCATGACGCTAATCTGTTATCAAAAAGCGTTTCGGTTTACGCATAACGACCTACATACCAACAATATCATGTATGTTCAGACGGAATCAAAATACTTGTTTTATCAATACGAAAATAAGATCTATAAGGTTCCCACATTTGGGCGTATTTTCAAAATAATCGATTTTGGACGAAGCATCTATCATTATCGAGAACATACCTTCTGCAGTGATAGTTTTGCTCCAAATGGCGATGCCCATACGCAATATAATTGCGAGCCGTATCTATTCCATGATAAACCCCGGCTGGATCCCAATTATAGTTTCGATCTATGCCGTTTAGGTTGTTCGATATTCGATTTTATTATGGACATAGATGACGATGTTCGCGATTTAGACGCATTCCAACGCACTATTTTGCGGTGGTGTATGGATGACAACAACAAAAACATTCTGTATAAGAAAAATGGCGAGGAACGATACCCACATTTTAAATTGTATAAGATGATTGCACGAAATGTGCATGGACATATCCCTCGAGAACAACTCGCCTATCCGGAATTCAGCCAATATGCCTTGTCCAAATCCGCAGTTTCCAAATTATCCAAAGAGGTCGAAATTATGAATATAGATACGGTTCCTTGCTATGCGTAGACCGTTATTGATTTTTGTGTATACTATGATTATACGCAAAAATAATGGAGGAACCGAAAGATAACGCAGAATCCACCGATAACGCAGAATCCACCGATAACGGACCATGGTATTGTTATATTCTACGAAATCGTCAGCCACAATATAGTCATCTCACCTATAATGGTTCGACCAATAACCCACGTCGTCGGCTCCGTCAGCACAACGAAGAAATTGCGGGAGGGGCTCGATATACACATGGTCGAAACGGCGGTTGGGAAATATATGCACTTCTAACGGGGTTTGTTGATCATAAAAATGCCTTGTCATGCGAATGGCGCATCAAACATACCAACGGTAAGCCTGGCAAACGACCTTCACAACATTTAGGGATGGCCGGCCGAATACGAGGTCTCAGTGAAGTATTGAAATTGGAAAAATGGACAAGTAAATGCACCGTATCGAATGCAGATGTCCCCTATACACTTTATTTGGCGGAAGACGTATTT